TACGCAAGGTTCAACAGCGAATATTGCAGGGAGCATACACGCAGTATGCCATCCATGAGGTGATTAAAAATGGGCAGACAAGCATTCAGAAGAAGAAAGAGTGATGGAACAGTAGATGATGGAACAGGGGGTGGTGGAACTCCTTCTGCTCATCCAATGTTTACAGACAAAGTTGGAACAGGTGTAAAGTATTACCCAATCGGATTTGAACACGTTAGTTCTGCTACTCAAAGAACTCACAATATAATATCAACTCAAACATATGTCTATCCATTTAGAGCAGACTACACAGGAACAGTAACAGGTCTTTCTATATATACAGCAGGTGGAACTGCACCCAACCCTTCATCAATTATTGTAGGCATATACGATAGTGATGATGATGGTGCGCCAAACGATAGAATAGGTCACAACACATTTAGCACATCAGGACTCGGTGCTTCATCTTACCTTAACGACACTTCAATTGACGATGACTTTGCTACTACTGCGGGTCAAATATATTGGGTTGCTTTTACTTCAACGGGCGGAACAGTAGGTTTGTATGGATGGGATAGGTCACCAATAAGAATAGCGAGTAATCAAATGCCTATCTTCTATTGGAAATATCTAAGATTACTTTCAGGTGGTTCGCTTCCATCAACAAGTCTTAGTAGTGCTACTTGGTATCAAGGAAACATAGCAGACCAACCGAACATGGTTATGACGTATTCAGGATTGTGATAAAATGAGAAAACAAAGAATAGATGGTGTTGATTCCGAAAGGGATGTTGATTGGGAAGAAGTGCAAGGATTTAGAATATCGGCTTTATTATTAATTGACGAATATCAAGGTGTTATGAGATGGGCTGATTTAACTACTGAGCAACAGAATGAATTAATTGCATTTCGTAGGGCATTGTTGGATAAGCATTTGTATTCATCTGCTAATGATTGGGCTGATGCTATCGAATCTGCTATGCCTTTTTGGGTATAGGAAATAATTATAAAAAGAAAACGACACGGAGAAAATAAGATGGCTTTAGAAATTGATTACAATACAAACTTTGGAATACTATGTAGAGATGCAATATGTGTAATAGTTGATACTAGATGTAATAAAGAAGTAGATGAAGAAGGAAATAAAACATTCCCTGTTCAATACAATGGAAAAATATATGCAAATGCAGAAGCATATGCTGATGATGCATCTCCTGTTGGCGGTTTCAATGGTAATTTTTTGATGAGTAAATCTGCTGCTAAAACACAACACAATATAATCAAACAGTGTTATATAGATTTGAAAACTAAAGATGGTTTTACCGAAGGCGTAGATTGTTAATATGTCTTGGATTAATATACTCAAAGGTAAGAATGATGGCGGTACTTGTTATCCTGATGCTTATAATTGGATGATAGAAAACGCTCATAAAATGGGTGATAGTGCTAAGTTAGCACACGCAACAGTTACAGGCACAGGTGGCGGTATAGAAGGAGTTGAATATGGACATGCCTTTATTTTAATTAACAATGGTTTTGTTATAGACGTAGCAACAGGAAAAGAAGTAGGCTTTCCTAAAGACGAGTATTATAGAGTAGGAAAAGTAAAGGATGTTAAACTATATACTTTCGATGAAATGCTTGAAGTTTCAATGATTAAAGGCACATATGGGCCGTGGCATTGAGAATAGCCGATAGTTCCCACTGAAATATGCGTTTTTTAATTTTTGCATAAAAAAAGCGTAGGCCTACACAGAGTCTAAGATTTTTTCAGACCATAGAGCATTACACTCTCGGCATTCCCAAATCTTAATTCTCTGTGTAGAACCTACATAAAACCCTTGTATTCTTCTAGGGATTGTTTCTTCACCACAATTGCTACACTGTTCTTTAAGTGCCACGTTGTTGTTCCTCGTTGATTAGATTATCCATATATTCTTCTATGGTTTGATTAGATACTTTATCTGAACCAAAAGCCGCAAAGAATAGTAAACTTATCACAAGAATAAAAACGAACCACAATACTATTTCTATTGTACTTACCATTACCACTCCACCTCCATTGTTTTTTCTTCTACTTCATCAATAGAATATCCTTTAATGAAACCATTATCTTTACCATGTTTCCATAAATCATATACTAATTGACAATCTTTTATACAATACTTTGCTACTTCTTCATAGCCACCTGCTTTCCATACAACAGGTGCGTCTGCACTATCCATAATCTTTTCAGAACCTAAAGTATGTTGCACTAAATTATTTAGACTATACCTTTGTTTCGTTATAGAACTTACCATCCTACTTGTATCGAAATACTGTTTAGTATTGAAATACTTATTGATACAATATATATCCATTGAATCTCGTAACACAGGTAAGTCAAATGCGGCTATGTTATGTCCTAACAATATACCGCCTTCTTTATGTAAGTCATCTAAATCAAACTTAAGTTGTCTTAATGTCTTAATAACAGTGCCACTCTTTTGTAAATCATCTAATGATTTCATTAAGTCCTGTTCTACATACACAGTTCCTACGCTACCATCCCAAGTGCAAACAACAGATGGCTGAAACATATGTGTATTACTCCAACCGCCTATATCATTGGCGAAGTTTTTCGTTTCAATATCAATCGCTACTACTTTACTCATCCTAAAAACACCCCAATTATAGCCAAAGGAAGAATGAAAATACACCATAGGAAAAACTTTGCTGTTTCAGCAATCATTCGTTTCCACCCCATAATGAACTTAACGTTCTTTCTCTTTCTTCTTTAGGTTCAATAACCTTAACAATCTTCTTTCTCATTAAGAATGTAACTATTCTATCATCACTAATAGAAAGGTTATCATATGCTGTCCATCCTTCATCACCTTCTGCATTCAGATTATCTATCATATTTTTTGGCCCATTTAATATACTAAATACAAGAAACTTATATTCATATTTATCTCCTTCATAACTCATTTGCTTTCCTCCTTTAATTTAACGTATGCTCTTTTATCTATTCTATTCTCTTCAAAGTATGTTTCTACTTCTTTCTTCCACCAATTGTAAATAGTCGCTTGACTTTTCTTTGTGTGTTTTCTAACCTCTTGTAACAATCTAGCCTTATGCACCCAACCATTGTTTTTCTCCATTTTATTGAATATTGCTTTAAATACTCCTAAATTGGCTTGGTCTGCTACCGCCTGTCTTTCGACTCTAAGTGCTTCATCAAGCCATGATACGAGGCTCTTATAACATTGTCGAACCAAATAAGCCGCCTGTTCTACGTTTTTTGCAGTAACAATAAACCTTTTACTCTTATCACTTATACTAGGTGCTTCAGCCACGCAACATAATACTGCTAGTTTTTGTATGTGTTTCAATATCCTATTAATGAAAGTCTCTACCGCACTGAAAACTTCAGGCCTACTATGCGTAATATATTGTTCCATAAGAATACATTCTCTAAGCAAAGCATCCTTTGCATCTGGTGCAATACGAATAACTTTCAAAGGGTCTTGTTCTACTTCATCATATCTTTCTTTTACAGCATCATATATTTTTGCTAGTGCATTGGCGTATTTTAGTTTAGGTGCTTCGTTCTCACGAATTACACCAAAATCGCTTATCAGTTGCCTTCTCATCTTCTTCTGTATGTCTTGAGGGACTTCCCAAATAAAGGTCAATAACCTTTGGAGAACACCCTTTTCTGTTATCACAGTAGTAAGACTTTTTGGTATATACGATGTAGCATAAATTGAACGCTTACATTTACATTCAATAGGCTCATCACCTTGTTTCAACTTCTTAGAAATAACCCAAGTCTCACCATGTAAGGTATTCATAAATGTATTCAAATATACAATCGCATTCTCTTTATGTTGCGACTGTTTGAATATACCTGAATACTCAAACTCATCCCATACCGCTAAACCTTCACCATCTAATTGGCCTGGAACTTGCACTACCACATCTACCGTTCTGGTGCGCCCGTCTTCATCTTCTACTTCTTCCTTTTGTTGTTCAAAAGAACCAATTAATGCGGCATCAGTATAGTCTGTTATATCAAACAAATCAAACTCAGTTCCATGTTTTTCATTTACTAGTCTAAATGCTTCTTTAACAATAGGTAGATACCAATTAGTTAAGGTTGATTTACCAGTCCCAGAAGTTTGTAACCAAAGAAACTGCAACCTAGTATCATCAATGTTTGCACCACTAGGTATTGCTATCATATCTTTAACCAACTGTCCTACCATTGTAAAAAATGACAGTGTTGCCGGTGTATAGTTATAGTTTGACGCTTTAACAGCATCTGCGGTATAACTAACCGCAACAGCAGGTAAGGTTACTTTCGTAATTTCTTCTTGCATTCCATTATCTATAAAATTATAGTATAGTTCATCTTCATCCATTATTCTTCTATTAATCATATTATCACTCTATCCTCACTATTCATTACATCTACGATGCGTTCTGCTGTCTTTGTTCCTATTCCCTCTATCTTTGTTATTTCTTCTATACTTGCTTCGCCTACTTCCATTAGTGAACCAAACTCATCAATTAATTGTTGAGCCTTCATTTCACTAACTCCTTTAATACTTGCTAGTAGGTTTATTCTTAAATCATCTGTTGTTATTCTTTTTAGTAAACTTGGTTTAATTACTGTTCTATTGATTGGTCTCATTTTACATATGGTAGTCATTATCTTAGCGGCTTTTCTCGGCCCTTCTACCCAGAATACTTTTACATCTGTATCTAAACTAATCTTTCCTATTGCACCATAAAACTTGTTTGTTATTAGTTGTTCTGTCATATTGACATTTACATACTTAGGGTATTTCATAGCCTCATGTAACGAGCCATGTATTATCAGAAAACAATGTTCGTAATGTCTATCCATATTGTCTAATTGATTCCACAATCTTTTGTTTATCACAGACTGTAAAAAATCAATAGTAGATTTAGCCTCAAAACAAACATCTTGAAAAACATAATCACCTATTTCTAACCATTGTTTTTCAGTCATCAGATTAAGTTTAATACATTCATCCCTGACTGCACTATACAATTCTGAGTTTTCTCTGCTATCTATTATTAGTTTCATACCTTCCCCTCCTTGAAATCTTTAGTAAATCTTATTTTACTAGTATAACCACAATCTTTACACAATCCTGTTGCATATCCCATTATTTTATAACCGAATCCTTGATAGACACATTCACATTTTAGACAAGTATAGTAACTATCTTCTCTATGTTTTTTCTTTTTCATTTTGGATACCTCCAACATTTACCTATACAATATCCTTGAGGCACAAGTATTGCTTCACAACTAGGTGCATGATAACCTTTTGATACCATCCACCTTACATTTTTTAGGGTTACGTTCTCATCCCAATCTAACCAAACACCATCGTGTGATACAATAGATTTAATCTCATTCATTATAATCTGAATGATTACTTCTTGCTTGTCCTCCGTTAGTTCTCTTTCACCTATCGCTAATATATCTCTATACCATTGGACTAAATATACTCTAGCATAATGGCCTGGATTTTCTACCATGATTGAATTATACAAACATGGTAGTATAGGTAATTCCCCTGGTGGTTTAGGTGCTACAACTTCTACATCAGAAGTTTCTATAGGTTTAACGCTGTCCCAGAACATAGGTTTAGTTCCATAGGTCATAGTAGGATAATTACCTGTCTTTGCTTTATTTAGAACATAGTCCATACCTTCTAATAAGTCTTCATAAGTTAAAGGAATACAATAATATGGCCCTTCACTACTAAGATTGACAGTATTAGGAATACGCCTAAGCCTATTAGTTTGAACACCCGTTCTATCCAACGTAGGGCTATCAATAGCCAATCTGGAAAAACTACTTTGAATGCTTCTAATATCATCTGTCTTATTCCCCATTACTATTATATGAAAACCTTTACCACTAAAATACATTTTGAATACTATATCTTTAGTCATCAATATATTTACTACTATGTGATTAAAGTCCTTCCATGCATTAATTAATGGTTCTCCGTGTGCATCAAAATCTAAAAACATTCTGTCCTTAACACAAGTAGATTCTACCTTTGCTGTTTCAGCATATTCTTCAAAATCATACACTGTTGTATAGCAATTCATCTTACCATTAAAGGAATTAACCCATTCAGTAAACTCTTGCTTACTCTTCACTATCACTCGTTTCATCTGGGGTGCGTCCTTTAGATGACTGCCCGCCCATACTTCTCTCGGAAACTTCATTTTTATCTACCTCATTTTTATTAAATACTATTTTTGCTAATGATAATTCATCTTTAACAATATCAGCAACCATTACTCTTAATTCTGACATTATCGTTCTTGAGTATAATTCACCAAAGTAAATCTTTTCTTCAGAAAAAACTTCTACATCCCACACTATTTCTAATTTATCTTTTGTAGGGATTTTATCATATACTATTTGAGTTAATAACTCAACAGTGGTTGAGACATCTGCTATTTCTGTAAAAGTCCAAACTCTTGTGTTTAATTCATCTCTCACTATCTTTTCTATCATAACCATTCACTCTCCTGTGCTGATGGACATATACTGTAAAAACTACAATGCTGACAAGTATTGTAATAATACTTGGCATTAAACTCTTTCTGCTCATAAGCATGTAGTAATTGACATATACCATTCATTACTGCTTTGTAACTGCTAGTCTTAACAGGCTCTACATGTATGTAATTAGATGCGGGATAATACCAACCCCAATTAGTTATAGGTATATCTCTACTAATACCTGCATTTGCTAGGCTTTCATCAGTAGCATTCTCTACTAACATCTTATAGAAGGCCATTTCTTTTCTCATGCTTGTCGTTTTATAATCCTTCCATGCACCTGTCTTCAGTTCTAAGGGAATATATTTGTTATCTTGAATAAACATTCTATCTATTATCCCCTGTAAATGAACAACATAATCACGTTGTAAAACGTATTTAGGATTAAATGCATGAGGTATAGTTATCTCAGCATCTAACATTGATTCATTTACAACAGGTAGATATTCATGTATTGTGTCATCTTCTTTAGATTTAAGAAATCTATCTGCTTCAAAGGTTGATATGATTTTATACATATCACTATACCCATCTATTGGATATAGACTCATGTTATACTCTACCAATTCATGGTAACTTAGGTCTTCTGCTTTCTTTACGTCAAACACGTTAAAGAAATCTTCTCTACTATTGTGAACTGCTGTTCCTTTTATCATTGCTTCTGATGTAGATTGAGGTAGCCTGTGTATGTAGTTAAACTCATACTTCTTAGGACACCATTGAAATGAACCAAATGAAGATTTTGTTATCTTCAATATGGGTTTTGTATCATCATCATAATTTTCTGCATTCCATTTATATGTATATTCTTTTAATTCTTCTGTCATTTTATTACCACCATTCTTCTAGGTTTGTTTGATTTACATCGTTTCTAATTGGTTTTAAATCCCATCCCATAGCATTGTAAATCGGTTCTGCTTTTTTGATTATAGAATCTGAATAGTGTCTATAATCTGGGATATGATTCGGCATTTGTTCTTTACTTGGTGCCGCTAAGTAAGTTGGTCTTTTATGTATTCCTGTTATTGGATTAATATATTTAAGCCTTAACGGGTCATCTTGGACTCTAACATAAAAATACGATTCACTAATAGGTGTAGGATATGTTTGGTTCCACCAAATTACCCCTTCTACTCCACTACCTATACTTGGTTGTTTACCTTCAAGAGTTTTTAAGTCTAACTCGGTGCCGCACTTTCCACAAAAAGAAGTAGTAAACTCCTTGTGTCTTTTAATTGCATCATCTACGGTGTATTCTTTATTACAATCATTACACTTATAGACGAATCTTTCGGGTCTATACCTACTTCTATTTGTTATCTCATCAATTTCAATTTGACCGTTTAATACTCTATTGTATTGAGTCTTAAGATATGAAGTAATACTCTCTTCACTCTCTTCATTGACCCAACGATTAAGCACTTCTAATTGAATTGTCTTTGCTAATGTAGTTACTGCTACTCTTTTAGCAGAAAAACCTGTCATAACAAACTCCGGTTCTTCTAATGTTTTACCATCTTTCCATATTATTAGACCTGCATTTCTGTTCTTAGTAACTCCTACCCCTAAAGTCTTGTAGTATTTCTCAAACTCTAAAGTTACAGGGTGTTCTTTTAGACCCAATAGGTTTGGAAAATGGTTTCTAACATGATTATTTAGTAATGCTAAAGTTTCATCTGCCTGTTCCATAGGCATCTGAACGTATATTGAATCTGTATGTCCGTAAACTACTCTCATTTTCTCCACCTACCACTATTAAATCTACTAATTATAGTAGATACTTTTCCTATCATGTATATTAAATATAACGCAAATCTTGTTCTCATAATTCCATCACCTTAAATGCCGCACATCTAATTGCTTCTCTAGCACTAGCAGTTATTGAAGCCGCTATATCTACGTCAGCCCAACCAAAGCCTTGATATGCGGTGATGCCGTAAAAAGATGCCATTAATCTCTTTACTGCTAGTTGATTACTATTCCATTTAGCACGTTCTTCTACTGTGATAGATTCATACATTTTTCTTTTATACTCATCTCTCAGTTCTTTTAGTTCTAATACTGCTCTAGGCAATAGTCCTAACTTATCTGTTTTGTAATATTTCATATCTTCTTTAGTTACTTCGCTAAAGTCTCTAGGTGTTAAAATGTTAATAGAGAAATCAGTGCGAACGTCGCTCTTAGTTTCCCAAGAAATATTTCTTGCTATCATCATCGAAGGATATAGTTGTGCGAAGTCAAAAGCGGCCACACCTAAATGTAGTCCATTTGTGCCTTCGGTTAGAGGGTCGTAAATCATAGCACCCTCATAATTTACACGTTCACCTTTTTCGCCAGTAGGGGCTTTCCACCATGCGTTACGCATAAAGTATATGCCACCCATATTACTTGCATAGAAACACGCTTCAAAGGGTGCTTTTAGTAATCGTTGTAATGCTATTACAGATTCTGATGTGTTCATATTGTCATCAATCTGAACTAGAAGTTCTACATCAACCCTAGCATAATCTAAATATCTTTGAGTATCTTCAAGCCATCCTCTTTGAAAGAAATCATTCTTATCAGGAAACTTTTCACTAACAAGTTTCTTAGTTCCTAATACTAATTCAGATACATAATCTAAAGCCATAGAAGGTAACGTTCCTCTTTGTGAGTCATTCCATTGTCTTTCAAATGCTAAGTCTAGGTTAAGAACAAGTCTTCCACGAATAGGTTGTTCTATTGGTGAATAAGTATTCACAGCCTTTGAGAGTTTAATTCCTTTGCCTGATTCAAAGTATACACCTTTAACATCGTGATAAGGAGATAAACGTCTAGGGTCTATATCATTAACGTGTAGTCTTTCAATTAACTTAGGTATATCGAACTTAGAACCAAACCATGCAACTAGCATATCTGGGTCAGAACCTTCTATAAGTTTAAGAAAACATTCTAACATATCATGTTCACTTTCATTAGGTTTACAATGTCCTGTAATATCAGGAACAGCACCTAATGGCGTCCACCATAATACATTACATTTACCTTGATAACTATCATAGTAAGAAATACAGGTAACTGCCCCATCATGTTCTCCACCTTGTTGCCACTCCATATCCCAATAGAACTTTCTAAGGTCATACTCCGGCATATCATGTATGTTATCAACAGCATATCTGTATGAGTATGCTACATCTGCTTCATACGTTTTATTGAATTGATTCTTTAATGTTTTACCATACCACGGTTTAGGAGGAGTCCATGTAACTTTAGTTAGTTTCTTCTTCTCTAAAGAAACATAATCACCTTCTTCATAACTAACATTAATAGTGAAACTTTGCCCGTATTCTTTAACAGACATTCTTTTGATTTTATTAGCACTTTGTTCTACAAAGAAATAGGGAGGGGCTTCCTCGTAAGAAACCTCCTCCTCTACTCTTTTGTTATTATCATCTCGCCATCTAAGGCCAATCATATTATTCTTATCTACTGTGCTTATTATCATTTCAATCACTTCTAACGTATGGTGCTACCACCATCTTTCTACTTTCCCCAATTAACATAACAGGTAAGTTATCACCTGTTAATATTGTCATCTCACTATCTATACAAAACTTATCTAATGGTGCAGAAAATGAAACTGTTGCATCATAATCATTTTCTGATAGTAATGATACGTTTACTTCACTAGTATCTGTGCCACTATTGCTTGATGACATAAGTTTAAACTCATCATTCCCACCCCAATGCACAATAGTATATGTTGCTGTGCCAGATACAGAACAAAACTTAACTGCTTCTTTCAATTCATTACCATTAAATGACAATTGACAAGGTAATTCTGTCTTGCCGAATATGGCCTTACCACCATGCTCATAGTTAAATGACATAATCATAGTAATTAGATTCATATTAGTATGCTCTAACAGTCTTGGTAATTTAACTGTTTTAACTAATCCTTTAATTACTATTTCAGATTGTTTAATCTCTATGTTAAGATTCTCACATTTAATATGTTTAACATATTTCATTAGTTTCTCTATATCAAATATAACCATCTCACTTTTTATTGACGGTTGATGAGGGATTGGTATTATAACACTCAATGCTGTTTTATCATTACCGTTCAATAACTCTAACTCTTCACTTCTAACAATTGCTACACATGTATTACTGATAACATCAGTCTTAGAAGTAGTAGAGGACTTATATTTACCTTTAAGCCAAATTGCCTCTATTGCTTCTATAAATGATTTAGTGTTCACTTGAATACTATTCAAAGAGTTCCCTCTCGTAGTTCTGCTATTCCGTTCCATTTGTTCTCACCATTTGTTGTAAAGATAGTCCACTCATTACCTACAAGAGATGGGTTTGTTTTACTTGCATCTAATTTAGCAATGTAGTTAGTCTGTTCACTATCCCCAATTCTTCTTAGTTCTTGTCTAATATGAATCATCTGAACGAACCTTGCCGGTGTTGATTTATGCCAATCAGGTGTATGACCTATTGGTGTAGGCACGTTGATATTATCATACAATGGTTTCATGTGAGTAATTAAAAACCTATCACATTGTAAGTTACAAACTAAATCCAATAATCTATTGTATACTCTATTTCTAATTTTCCAATCAAGAGTAGATACTTTCACTGAATCGGTAGCGTGAACAACCGTTCCTTCTCTTGTCTGTTGCTTAACAAGTAACTCTCTTAACACATCACTAGAACCCTCAAAGGCTTTGTCTACTCCGTCTAAAACGAAAGTGCATATACTTCCAGGTTCTTCTGTTAATGCTTCTTTAGCCAATTGACAGAAACTACCTGCATTCTTAAACGTACTTTCCCAATTAGTAGAACCATCTGCTCTCATCTCAATAGGGTCAAAGATAACTATATTCTCATCTCTATCCCAACAAGAATCCCATGTAGGTTCTGCGCCTCTATCAAAATCTAAGATGTATATTTTCTTACCTTCTGCTATTTGTTCTTCAGTCCTAGAGTCTAATACTAGACCTGTCTTACCTGTCTTTGGGTTGCCTGTAATAGAACATAGAAGATGACTTCTATCTCTATCCAATCTTGCCTGTATTTGTGCGAGTATCTTTGCCTTCTGTAGTGCAAAGAAATCGTCTTCATCTTCTTTATGTGCTTCGCCTTTTCTATCTTTTGTCCAATCCATAATTTTCATCACCTATATTTAAATCAATATTTCCATTTTGTGTCCATTGTTCTACAATGTTTCTTACATCAGTCTCGCTGACTTTCAATCTTATTTCTTTACTTGAGGGTAAATGCATCTTAAGCCAATATTCATTGGTCTCTTCATTCAATCTCATAGTTAGAAACTCTATGGTATCAAGTTCCACTGCGAAACTTGAACCATGTATTATTCTATCTGTTATTTCATACATATTTTTTTCTTCCTTTATTTGGTTGGGGGCTTTGCACCCCCTCGTTGGTCGCTACTACCAATAAGATACAATTGGTTTCAGAACCAATCTAGGTCTTCTTCTTCTGCCTCAAATGGTTCTGCTACAACGCCCATGTTGTTAATACAAAGTATTCCACTAAGGTTCAAAGAAACTTCTCTAAAACTACCATCATCGTTTCTTCCTTGTGAAGTCCTACCCACAACTAAAACATTTGAATTAATTCCAAAGTCTAAGTCTAAGTGTGCAGGTATCCAACAAGTTGTTCCCGCCCATGAACCATCATAACTATAATCAGAGTTTACATCTGTAATTGTTATTCTTCGACTACCTAACCTATTAGGTGTCATGTTCATGCTAGTAACGGTTCCGTCTGTTATTACAAACTTCTCAGCATAGTTCCTATCAGCAACATTAGTATGATACATACCAACATCAATCAATGGGCTATAATTATTCATAGCATGTTCCATTGTATAATTCTGCATATCAGAAACACTTGGTTCTGGTAATTTACTTCCTTCTTCTAAGTCAGCATTATACTTCAAACTGTTTGCTGTGCCATCTTTGAAACCATATATACGGTTTGGGTTATTACTATCTTTAATTACTTCCATACTTAGAAGTTTAAAGGTTCTTGGTGTAAAGGTTTTAGCAGAGGTTCCCTTGTAAGAGAAGTAATATAAATTACTTTCACCATCTACTTCACCCAAGAATACACCTTGCATTCTACTTTGGTTAGCAGGTAAAGGTTTACCGTATGCTTTGTTCTTTCTTTCGCCGTAAGCAGGAATGTTATCCAATGGTATTACCCACTGTCCAAACTCTACTTCGTGGCTGTTATCAGGTAATGCTGATAGAGTTTTATCTTGTTGTTCTCCATTGTGCATTCTTGAGATAACATATCCCTCGCCTTCTCTTCTAGCAGTAGCAACTTTTCCTGTGCTAAATGTGCCTTGTTGGTCTCTCTTATAGTCGCCAAGAATCTGTTCATTTCTTCTAGCACCCATATCCATAGGTTCGCTAACTGAGATAAAATATCCTACTGCATCTTTAATCAAACTATTGCTTTGTCGTGTTTCTTGCTGTGGTGCATCTTTATATTGGTAAGCACCGCTAAACCATTGCCTGAATAATGAACGTGCTAATAACACATCACTAACAGGGTCGAGGTTGTTTGCTTGGCATATTTCCATATACTTTGCTTCTACCTCACTTACTTCCATCTGCAACATTTCTGCTGCCTTGTTTACTTCATTTACTATTTGTTCTTCCATTTTTATTACTTCCTTTTTTTCTTTCTTGCCATTTCTTTTTTGCTTTTTTATACGATTCCCAAGATTGGCTCATCTTTCTTCCTCGTTTAGTATTCGCATTACAATACTATCATCCTTTACGGACACCGTTAAGTGTGCGAATGCATGTTCACTATCATCTAAATACAGTCTAACTAATGTTTCACCATTAGTTGAATGTATTTGAATGTCTTCACAACGTATGACGTATGTATCATATGTCTTACCACCTGGATAAACAGGTTGTTCGGTTTTCTTCATTTCATCATTATAGAATGCTTCTGCATCCATTTCATTTTCAATCATTCTTTTTCCTCCTTTCGTGTATAATTTCTAATACTGCTTCTGCGCTAATGACAATACCTGCCAAAACCCAGAACGTATCAGAATCTACTTCTATTACTCCCATTGAGTTTAGTATAGGCAATATAATTAATGCCATACCTCCCAATAGAATTATTTCATACCTTAACATAAGGTGTTTAAAATCTTCACGGTCTACTTTACCGTCGTTATTAAAATCAAAAAATTTCTTCATTCTTTTCCCTCCTAATAATATTGTCTATCCCTTGTCATCCACCAATATAGTATTAAACTAAATATAATTAATACTCCAACATCCATTAAATCATCTGACCTATCATCCATGAAGATAGTATCTTAGGTGTCATACTGTTGCTTCTCCATTCGGCTTCACCTATAACTCTAAGATACTTAAACTTCTGGCCGTTATCTAAATCATTCATATCTATCACCGTATCATGTAAACTTTGACATATTACTTTCATATCTACCGATAGGTATACTAATTTATGCATTGTATCGAGAGCCTTATTATAATCTTTATTTAGAACCAATGACATTATTTCTTTGTAAGGTGCATGTGTTCTTTCTATTAGTATCTTTATCGGGGTATTGCTGTTCACTGAGGCTTGAAGTTCAGTGAGTCCCCTACGAATATCACCTTGTAAACTACTAATAAAGGTGTCGAAATCTGAAGAATCTGGCGTGGGTTGCCCTTCTCTTTTCAAGACAGATACCAAAACTTCTTTCACATCGACATCGGATAAACGGGTAAAATGATAATTAGCACACCTAGATTGTAATGGTGGTATTATCTTATGTCTACGATTACAAGTAATTATGAATCTACAATTGTGGCTGTATCTTTCCATCACACGCTTTAGTGCATTCTGAGCATCTGGTGTCATACCATCCATCTCATCTAGCAGTATTATCTTGTGAGGCACATCACCTATTTTCATAGACATGGCTATATCTTTTATTGTTGTTCTTACTGTCTCTAACTTTCTATCATCTGATGCGTTAATCTCAAAGAAGTTTGATTTCTTATTGTCGCCTAGTAATCTATTGGCAAGCACATGAGCCGCCGCAGTTTTACCTACACCTGCTACACCGTATAGTATAACATTAGGCATAGTTGTTTTAACGCCATCCCAATGCATTGCATCATTAACAAACTTATTTTGTCCCATAATTTCATCTAATATCTTAGGTCTATATTTTTCTGTCCATAACATTCTTATTCCTCCTCATTTCTATTTCATTCATTTTTATATTGTAATGGTTTTTAGGCCACCATTCTGGCTCTTGTGTTTTCCATTCTGCAAACCACCACTTATCTTCTATGTAGTAGTTGCGATATTTATCTGCTACTGACATATTGTCAAACCCATCTAATTTTCTACAATTCATATTTGGACTTATAGCCACAGCAAATGGAGTTAAACCAATATCGGGTAATACATCTAATACAGATTGCCATGTATCTTGATACTCTAATAACGTAGTTTCTACTTTATGTTTCTTACCATAACGTATAGTATATTCTTTACATAATGCATCTGTATGGTCTAACAAAAATTGAAAGTTATCTTTACTTTTTCTAGCCCATATAGTGCAGGGATGATTTAACATTACAGGTTTATACGGACTACTGAAACCTAAATGGTTTGCATTAGTTGAAAGCATTTGCATACTTTCAGTTGGCATTTTTACTACGTGCTTGTTTATCATAAGTTTAGCACATTCTGTTGGGTCATTATCTAAAATAAATATATTCATTGTTTATCCCTCAAAGTTGATACACCATCAAATCTCCATTCACCATCACCAAGACTTGTGAACATACCTGTATTTCTTAATAGCATTGGTAGTTGTCTACTATCAGTTTGGGTTTGTTTATGGGGTCTATTTGTTCCTATTGCCTTTCTAGTATTAAGAAAGTCTACACATCTTGTAATGTGAAACTGTCTACCTTCTATCAAGGTATCAGCAAACTCATGTATTGCTATTATACGATATATATTCTTATTATGTCCTGCCATTAAAAATCACCTAATGTTAATTGCGAAGTATCTGTCTTCTCTACTTTTATTTTCTTGGTAACGCCAACCTTTACTCTATCTACTTTGGTTAGTTTAGAATAAATGTAGTTTTGAAACTCAGGGTCTTGTTTTAATAAATCAATTAAACCATAATCTATTTTTCTAAGACCTAGTTTTCTACAAAGAAGGGGGCGTTTATCATATGTCCTTCTTGAAGGGAATGTAATCTTTCCCGTATATTTTCCATCGTGGGAATATCCCAACAATTCAAACAAGTAGTTTGAAGACCACTTGCGCTTGACCTTAGCATCAAGATATGATATTTTAGAAATACCTACTACATCTTGTAGCCAAGATAATATCTGCTCATCAAAAGGCTTGTTGTGCTTTAAATGTTTTATCACTAACTCTCTATCTTTATTCTTAGCGAAGTCATATGTTAAATCAAATATACTCTTATCCAATTGATAGGAGTCTCTTGTTCTATTCACACAACCCTTCTCTAGTAATTCTTTATCCACATGATTTGTGCTACCTGCTCTCTTTAATTTACACATTGTAAATATAGATTTAGGAACATCTTTTTGATTTAGTGATGTTAAAACTATTTGTCCTTTATATTCTAATAGAGTTCTAGTTATCAACTCTATGTTAGGTTTAAAGTGAACCTCTTCGATTAGTATGCCTCTATCTCTAGGTATGCTAAAATTATCATCTATGTCATATTCATCTGCATATCTAATAATAGGATTAACAGGTAACATCTCTAATGCTTTAGTTGTTTTACCTGTACCTGTTTTTCCTACTATTATTATTGCTCTATTTGTATTTATATTAATCATCGTTATCCCTCATTGCCATAATGTCTGTATATTCAGCACCACAGTTAGGACATTCTACTTCCAGAAAAAAACACTTAATTCCATTTGGTTCTAGTGATACGTTTGTAGTGAATACAATGTATCTAAACTCACATTCTTTACAACCATGTTCAAGCGTTTGCCTGACAGATTTTTCTAAAAGTGTAATGTCTTTAGAAGTAAAGTCCCTCATCATAACTCTCCTTTTATTTGTAAGATTCTTTCTAAACCTTCTAAGGTATGATGTTTGCCTTCATCCATAAGAGTAATTACTTCTCTGAAATCACCCCATGCGCTCTTAGCGTCTGGCATATTTTTAGGAATTAATTCCGATAATTTCCAAAGATTTACTAAACCACTAATTGTTAGTATGGGTCTAGGTCTACTCTTATGTTCTATCTTTTTATATTTAGATTCAATACCTTTCATTAGTAATGCTCTCTCTATCCATATTAGAAAATCATCAGAACCTCTTATATTTACTCTAACTCTAACTCTATAACCTATTTGAATACTATCTGAGCGACCAATATGTATTTCCGGTTTAGCGATTGATACTAAGATACCTCTCAATTCATCAGTATTAAACGACATTATTTCCCCTCAAATATTCTTTATATTCTTTTGCTATCTCTTTATGAGAAGGCCAATAACCATCACCTTGATGCATCCCTAATTGTAGGTTATACCAATGATTTGGAGTTATCCTATCATCATCTCTATACTGTGCATTCTGTTGTGCTTTAATGGCTAAGTCTCTAATTAGAGTATCTAATTGTTCAGCAATAAAATAAGCCAAGTCATGTGAAACGGGGATATCTATCTCTTCTTTAATCACTTTCATATAATGAAAACGTGTCATTTTTTTCCTGTTCATAGGTGGTGGCTTTGGAGTTACGAGTTGATTATTTTCATCAACATAGGGAACTAATTTCGCATCCATTTTTTTGAATCTACCCCGCTTATCTTCACCGACTCTTTGTAAAAACGCCACGCTACCTTCGATTTTTACACAAGTATAAGGTATCGCTTCGATTAATGTCATAGACCCGATTTCGATTATAACATCATCTCCCTAACTGTTTGTATGGTGTCCACATCACTAGCAAACTTATCATGTCTTACTCTCATGCTTCTAGGAAATCTTAGTCCTATATTACCATCAGCATCGTTAGTAACTAAATCACTTGTTACTTGTAATACAATTCTAGGTAGGAAATAATACACACCATTATCCATTCTATCAATGCTCTTTCTTAATTCATTAGTTAGCCATACTAAGTCTTCATCAGAAAACCCTGTTCCTACTTTACCTACATTGACATAATTACTACCTTCTTTAACTGATATACCAAATGAACCAAACAACCCTGTTCTTGTTCCTTTACCATATGTGCCAGAAGTTATTACTACATCTAATTCAATGCGTGGTGGTTTATATTTCAACCAACCTTTGCTTCTTTTACCTGCCTCATAAATCATAGATGCATCTTTAATCATTATACCTTCATAGCCCCAATCAATTGCTTTGTTATATGCTGATTTGATAGTGTCATCCTCAAAGATATGTGTTTGATATTCTTTAGGCACTACTTCTAATAGTTTCTTCATTCTTACTTCTTGTGTTTCTACCAACAATGAGATTCCATCGAAAGATAATACATCAAACACAGCAAGATTAACAGGACATTCTCGCACTGCCTCCGCTTTGTCTTTCTTGTGGACTCTTTTACCTAACTTCTTGTGTTCAGCAGGTGAGCCATCTCTATTGATAGGATATATTTCACTATCTAATATCATATCTCCATTAAACTCTTTGACTATCTCAACAATATCTGGGTATTGGTCTGTTGCTATATTGCCTTTACGATTAAAGATAATTATGTGTTTATCCTTCTTATGTATAATATACCTATTACCATCATACTTAATATCAATAATATACTTATCTGGCTTTTCAGCCCCTTTTCTAGCCTTTGCTAACATAGGAGTTACAAACTGTCCGTGTTTTAGTTTACACTCAGGAATATTACCTACTCTTAAATCTAAACATATCTCATACAATGAATTGTATTGAGCGTATTTATTAATCTCTCTTACACCTTTATTAAAATATCTAGCCATTGCCTTCTTTGGAATTGTAGTATGCACTCCGTTTCTTGGCTTATGTAACCAATAACGTAGAAACCACTTCTTCTCTCTAGCACTCATCAAAACCAATGCTTCGGAAAATAAATCGTATGAGTTACTATTGATTCTTGAACAATCTAAACTTAACAAACGATGTAGTTGTTTAATTGTTATGTCAGAATCATTCTCATTACCTGTATCTAATTCATAGACGGCTTCGCCTATGTCGCCCCATGTATGAATGTATGAATCTAACTCTTCATCAAATATACCTAGTGCCTTAGCAACCCATGTCTTTGCCCTAGTTTCACCTATGTTATTCACATCATACTCTAGTGCAAGTATCTGTATTACTAACGCTTTATCATCACCAATAAAAGCACTTAAAGAATTACTTAACTCTTCTACTTGTTGCTTTGGTGTGATTCCGTCTAATCTCTCATTCATTCTTGAAAATATGCTCAATGTCATTTTTATTACCTCTATTTAATTTTATTATTTGCTTCGCCCATGCTGTATAAACGTGGGACTTTCTTATGGCTTTATCGCCACCATTACTATATTCAATTAGTATTGCCTCTAACAGCGAATCTAATTCTACTTCCATTATTCCACTCATCAATTCGTAAACACCTTCACGAACATGAGTCTTTGGTGGTAGTTTTTCTTTAATCTTCTCTTTCAATTTCCTTTGACTTATTATCATTTTTACCAACTATCTTTTCTAACGCTCTAACTAATGTTAGTGCTTCTTCCATATTTACTCTTAGCCCTTTACGGCTAACTGAGCCATTGTTATACCAACGCATATCAACGATTTCTATATTCCAATATTCCCCTGTCCTTACTACTAATTCCTGTGTAGCACTTCTAGGTATTCTTGCTATTATCTTTTCATTATTCATATTAACTACCTTTAAAATCTCTTAATTCTTTATTGGTGTAGAAGTATCTAGGTGAAGCAAACTCGTCTAACCTATTGGCTATCCAAACTGCCCCACCCAGACTACTAACTTGAACAATCTCATATTGTCCAACTCCACCATCTTCTGATTTATCTATTATTTCCAGAGTATTAACTTCTGGAACTAACCCTGTAACTCTTGTCAATTCAGATGCTATAACACTTAGATTATCTGAAACATACTTTATGATATGCCCCCTTTGTATAGGTATTTTAGCATCTACTGTTATCAACAGTTTTCCTTCAAACTCACATACTTTACAACCATTACCTTTCCTTCCTTCTTCTAAGGAACATATAGGACATGGTACTTCAGCAGGTAAAGGTGCGGGAAAACGTATAGTTACAGCGTTAGGCTTCATTCTCTTCCATCCCAAACACGATACTCTACTTCATAGTGAACAGTTATATCAAAAGGGAATGAGGCAAACTTAAGTGTTGCATCTCCCCAATCAGGTGCTATTCCACTGTTAAAGTAAATACCATCTTGTTCTAAGTAACCATTCATGTTAAACGAATAATTGTAGAACTTAACTGTATTATTAACTACTTCAAAACTAAGATGTTCTGCTGTATAGTTAAACCTTTTAACTTCTAGTAAACCATATGTCTTGTTAGTTTCTAACAATATAGTAGGTGCTTCTAGCAAGGTTAGGTTGTCAGTGGTGTTATCAAACACTAGAGTAAAATTACCTGATAGTACAACCCAATCCTTCTGGATAGTATTATCTTCATTATACACATCATCAGGGTCAGGTATTGCATCTGCACACCCTGCTAATAATGTAGACAACATTAATAGAATCATAATTTGAGCCTTCATTCTTCTTCACCTCTTCCTATCTGTCCCCAAGTAAACTGTGTCCATTCATGATAATCATTACCATCAGCGTCATACCTGAAGTATGATGTTTGCTTCTCACCATTACCTATAACAGTAGCGGAGTTTAAAAATCTATGATACATATTAATAGTATTCATATCAGTACCACTCCAAAACGCTTGTCCGAAAGGATGAGTATGAATCCATTCTTTTAACGGAAACTTCATACCTGCAAGTCCTTCTTCTTGTCCTCCAAATGTAACATAGCCTGGATTTCCAGCACTAATATGGCACTTATCATTACCATCAATTACTATCTGAATCTCTCTAGGTTTATCAAAAGCCATTGTAGACATTTCCCATATTGCTTTATGGAAATTATCTATTGTTTTCTTAAGTTGAGAACGGTGTATTAAACATACATCCTCATACCTAGATTCTATTATTGTTTTCCACTCAGGAATTAACTCCTGAAAGTCATCACCTCTATAATCTACAAGATTAGTCCTTCTTCCTGTGTAATCTATTTCTTTACCATTAAGCATAGAAATACCACCCTAAACATGAACACCCAAGTATTACTAACAGTGCTAGAATCCTAACTCCATACTTGTTGTCTTTCTTTGAAGAATTACTTTCTATTGAATCTGCAACATTATTCACTTGTTCTTCTTTTAATTCTTCTTTTACTTCTTTCAGTTTACCATTAGTTGCTGCTAACTCTGCTTCACTGTGTTCTATGATTTCAGTTATCTTTTCACTAATTTCTTGTGCCGCTTTTGTTGGAGTAATAGTTTCTTTAATTTCTTCTACTACTTCTTCTTTCATTAGTTGAACCTTTTCAACATAAGCATCACCTGTCAAATCTTTTGCAGGTGTTTCTTTAATCAACTTACGATAACGTGTAGCGCAAGCCGCTTTACTTCTACCTAATTCTTCTGCTATCGCATCTCTATGCTCTTTAACAGGCCAACCTTGTATTATTTGTTCTTCTTCATCTTTTGTCCATTTTACCATATTATCACTTCATACGTTTATTATATATTTGTCTTTTACTTCATCACCTGCGAACCATCGTTGCATCCATTGTGCGCCATACCCCGCTATTGCTACGTGAGTGAAGTGTAAATCCTCTGTATTTAAGGATTCATTAAAGTTCTCTCCTTGACAAGAGAAAGAACCTTCGGGGCCATTTAGTAATGTTTCACTAAAATTACCCTCTGTAAGATAACTAATCAAAGCACCATTTCTGCCTTGCGCTCTAAGGTCTAACCAATGTGTTTGACAATCATCTTTGAACCCTTGAGCATACAAGAGTTTTCTTACTGCTAGATTATCAGCACAACATACTATTAAATCAAAACCTTCTAACTGTTTCTTAGTTAGTATCGGGTATGCTTTACCCTGATTCAGTCCAACATCAGTCAAGTGATTCATACAAGTAGTATTGATACGCATTGCAGTTACTTTATTCAATCCAATATCACCATGATTAAAGTTTTGATAACTGATGTTTTTCAAATCAACAGTATCAGGGTCATGTAATGTAATATCATACAACCCTGTCCTATGAAGTAGAGGGGTTAGGAAACTACCTATTCCGCCTACTCCAATCACTAGCACTTTTCTTTTTGTTTTTGTCTTCATTATTATTGTCCTCCTATTCTTATACCAGATACAAACTCTTTCACCGTTAATACCTTCAGTTTATCTTTCTGTAAGTTTAACATGGGAAATAATTTCTTCGCAATTAAACGCTGTGCAACTGCTGAACAATTACAAGCATTACATATTATTTCTTGGGTATATTCTGGTTTACCCTGCGCTCTTAGTAGAGATGTTATCCATATTCCTGTTGCCATATAACTTCTTGAGAAGTGTATGTCATGGTCTAATACTAACTGATGCAGATACTCTACTACTATCCTACAATCACTTGTGAACTCTCTACTTGCATCTAAGTCATTACATACTCTATCAATCCACGGAGAGATAGGCATGCTTTGTAATATACTAGATTTACCTAAGAACCTAGCAAAATGCCTAGCATATTTAGACACCTTATGTGGGTCTTCATTATTTGCATCTGCTAATTCGTTGATGCTTATAGGTAAGCCATATTCTCTAAGACATATAATTACTACACCACATGCTCTAAGAGATAATGGAATACCTGTAAACTTATGGTCGAAGTATAATCTTCGATAATAAGAATGAACATTTTCCTTCAATCTAATGTTAGGTAGATATGGGGATAACACCATATTACACTCCATGATTCCTCGGTTGATTGAAATATCTTTCTTGTTTCTAAACCTTCTTTGGGTTCTTCTCAAGGATTGGAGTAACTCAGTATTATTGGTACGTTCTTCCCCAATGAATGAACCTAATGTTCTATCTGCACCTTTAATAAAAATACCTGCACCTAAATTATAGTGATGGTCTGTTGAAACAATTGTTTTATTAGTCTCCTCAAAGATATGAGTTACCTGAACAAAGCCACATGATACACATATGCGTTCACCTAACCTATCATCAAACTCAAACTCTCTACCTTCACACTCTATACAAATGCTACTCATAATAACTTACTCCAATCTAATGAGTCTCCATCTAATTCTGCTAATGGTATTTTGGATGTTTTAAATATCCTACATTCATCATTTTCTTCTGTGCAATCGTTAGGTATATACCTTTCAATAGTGTATATTAATTTAACAGTTAATGTATCGTTTAATAAAGCCAATGCTCTTGAAGCGAATTGGTCTCCTAAACTTGAATTAGAATGTATGTTATCAATACAAATTGGGCCTTTAAAAACCCCTTCATCAGAAGATATAGTATCATAAAAATATACTTGCACTTTTTGAGTGGCACTTCTATTACTCGCATTACCAGTTGCTGTTATAGCCCAATCACCTAACTTACCTGCAACAAGCATAATAGTTTTATTATCATGGTTTATAATATTAATTCTGTCTGGATATTTAACTTCCAGACTAGCCATCAATTCCTTTGCTCGATTCTCTATCAAATCTTTAGTTCTATTCTGAACCAGAAACTCTTTCATTAAATCTAACTGTGAACTAGTTGGTGCTTCACCCATAGTCATAGTCCACAATCTTTTAGGTGAAGCATTCCTCCATGTTTTAGAACGGGTATGTTCGTGGTAAAAGTAATTTACCATAGTATCTAAATCTTCTACTGACAGTGAACCCCAAATACCATCTGATACTTCTATTGCTACTTCTGAAGTACCTATTAATTCAGCATTAAGTCTACAATGAACCTTCTGTCTAGTCTCCATATCAAAGAACCAAAATGGTACTCGATTTTCTAAAACATAGGATACATTTTCAGGTAATACCATCATCTTCATTAAGTATGTTAATAGACTAACTCCATCTTTGTCTGTCGTAGAACGATACAAATATCTTGATATAGCAAACATTAGATTCTTCTTCTTAATCCTTTGATTCATTAACTTATAGTAGGTTTTACCCTTCTCTATCATTATAGCCATATTACCTGCGTCTGGTAAAACCAGAGCAATCTTAAACTCATCTGGTGTATGAAATCTCCTAGTTTGTCTTCTACCTCCCCAACCGAAAACAAACTGTAATGTTCTCTGCATCTCTTGAATAAGAGGTTCACCTTTATTGTAGCCACCAGATTGATTCTGAACAGATACATTAACGAATGTTCCATCAATATTACTTGTGTGGTCAATCATCATGCCTCCATGCCTTCTGCCTTGAGCAAAATGCGGATTCCATCTTCTTTCTACACTACGCTCTAAAGTCTCTATTTCGTATGTGGAATAAACAACCACATTAGTAGTTTGAAAATCTGAAGTAGAATCACTAGCACCGTATATTTTTAATGTAAAACTATATTCGTTTCCATAATGACTAAACATTAGATTCACCAATCCAACCTTTAGGTTTGATTAAGAATCCTCCAGATACTCCTATAATCACTTTACCATCTTCACGCGCTTTCGCTCTAAGTTTCTTATTCACATCAAACCAACCTCTCTTTTGTAGAGCAAGTAAGTAATCTAAATCACAACCTGTCATTAGACAGTAAACTAATACTACATCTTTATGGAGTTTACTAAAGGAGTTCCATGAATAATATTTACCATTAATACATGGTCTTTCTAATCCATTACCTTTCCTTCTACCAAAACCATCAGATTTATTTCTGGGTCTATTATTATCTTTTAGATATTTCTTAAGCCCTTTAAGTAAGTCTGATTTCATAAACGAATCATACTTTATCTGTAGTTCTTCTTGTTGTTGTTTTATTTCTTGTTCATTTTTATTGTTTTGCATTTAGATTCCTCCTTAGTTTCTATTTCGACATACTGTATGTCTTTGACAAAGTATCCATTACCTAATCTAGTGGTAAACTTACCTATAGGTATTACACTGATAAACTCTAACTCAAGCCTTTTACGCTTCTCGTTATATCTATATTTCCATATGATATGTCTGTCTTTCCATCTAGTGCATTGAAACTTCTTTCTCTTTGCTTTCTTCTCTATTGCAGATGCAATCTCTAACACATCTTCTACTTCAGCACCTGGGATTCTCTCAGATAATCTTTCCATAAAATGGGGTGTAAATACAGCCCAAAAATAATGGAAGCCATCGTCTTTAATCACCTTATACATTTCTGCTTCAAATGGTTTAAACTCAGCACCACACGCTTGACATATCATTTTTCCTTTCATATCTAAATTGAACTTATTACATCCACATTTACAATCACTAAACTTCATTTTTATTCACCTCTATATATTCTGCAAGTTGTTTCAATTCTGCTATCTCCAAGTAAAACTTGCTATTACTTGGTGATAATGATGATGCTATAAATATTCTTCTAACATAGTGAATATAAGATTCAACTGCATAGATACGATTTATTGCATCATTTGATGCTTGTATAAAAGAATCAATCATCTCTTCTTTATTCCTGTAAGGATATCTACCCCCACGGCTTATTGTGGTGGGTAAAACATGCTTAACAGTCATTACCTTCTCTAGTAGAAAAGGATATATCATCTCAATATCGGCAGGTGTTTTAATATTATATTTCACACACACCACCGGCACAAGCAGGGTCTACACCAAAATTACTATCATCTTCATACTCTATTATTTTTGTTAAATCTACTTCTTTAAGATATTCAAACATTCTATCATATGTATCTTTATCACATGATTCAAAAGGTGCTTGAACATATACACTATCATCATTTGGAAAGCATGATAGTCCATTGTAGAAATGTCTGTTATTCCACATCCATTTTCCTACGTCATCCCACTGGTCTTTATCAATGTAAACTGTTGCAGATACATTGTGGGTATTCTGGCCGTTGTTATGACCATGTTTAACCCAACCTACTGAAGTCTCCTTCACTCTTTCTAAGAAATCAAAGGTGCTTTCATTCCTTTTGATTAATGCACCTTCTGGTGCTTTCTGCGGTATCTCTATTATTCTGCCATCTGGGTTAAACTCATCATCAACAATAAGTTCTGGATGGTTGTCAGTTAGATATGTGCAGATTGCTTCTGTCTTACCGACTCTAATTCTTCTAATATAATATTCATCATGCCAAGCATGTATTCCTGATGAGGAACCTAATACCATAGAAGCAGTTCCTGATGGCTTAACACAGGTTACTCTTGCCGCCGGATTAATCCGCAACATTGTAGCCCAATATCTATTCACTTCTTTAGCCATTACAGCCATTCCTGTAACGTCTAAACCTTCTAAGCGGTTAGATGCTAGTCCTGTCATAGAAACACCCAACAGTGCGTCTTTTTCAGTAGTAGTCCTCCATATATCTCTAAGGTAATGGAAGTCAGTATATGTTGCTTGCATTGTACCTAAAATAGTTGCCGCCTTTACTCTCTCTTCCAAATCTTCTTGGCTTTCTACTGTTGATGAATTAACTTCTGTAAGATTACAGAATTGATATGGTCTAAGTGCTATTTCACAACAAGGATTTGTTCCCCAATCTTTGTCATTAGTTAGGTATATTCCTGGCTCTCCAGAACCACCTGCTTGCACACGATTCCACAACCCATCAAAGAATGGTTTAGTTACTCTATGTCTTAATAATACAGCAGAATTATTTGCTCTAAATCTTTGTGCGTTATCAACATAGAAATCACCTGCTTTACAGTTAATCATATGTTGGTCGTCAGCACTAAATAAACTAATTAATGCTGCTCGTCTATTACCACCTGCTGTAACTGCATCAGCAATATGACACATAATATCATGGCATTCTAATGTTGTAAGTTTATCACCATTAGTTTTGTTTTGAAGTATATGTTCTACCTTAAGCATACATTCTTTCAATGGTTGTGGGCCAGGTGCTTGTCCTCCTCTAGTTTTGAGTCTAGTTCCTTTAGGTCTAATATCATCATAAATGAATCTAGGAGTTTGACTTAACTCGCCTGTATATGACCTAAACAGTTCTTTAACTGCATCAGCCCAACCAATGATAGAGTCTTGAATAACTATCTTTCTTGTTCTATTAACATTTGGTAATTGTATCTCAGGTAGTTGTTCTACATGATGTCTTTGAACAGAATAACCTACACCTGTTCCATTCATCAATAAAAACATACATTCGTGAAAACATTCTACTGAATCAACTGGCATGTATGCACAATTGTAGATAGAATTAGGGGATACTTCTATTGCTTTACCTGCATATTGCATGGAACGCATAGATGGGAGTATCTTGAATGTTCTAACATAGTTATTGTAAACATCAGTTAATTCTGCCTTCATCTTCTGCTTAGATAGGTAAATACCATTATCAATAGTATCAATTTTTCTAAGATGCATCTCTAGATTTCTATCTACTATCTCATCCCAAGTCTCCTTTCTATATTGTTGAGGAAGCCACTTAGCATATTTCATATATACTGTAATATCGCTCATTATCTTACTTGCCTTGTCGTCATCATTTGGTTTTTTGATTGTATTTATTTGTTTACTCATATTAACACCTCAGTGCTTGTCTGTATGGCATTTCTGCTAGATTGGTGAATGCCGCCACCCATTGACCGTTCTTTTTAACAGTCCATTGTTTTTCCATTTTAATATCCCACTTTGGAAATGTGGCTATTGCTTTGGTTCCATATCTTTTCTCTAATTCTGAAAAGTCTGTATAAGTTTCACCCTTGTAAGTGATACTCATTTTACCATCACAAACGATAACAGCCTTATCGCTGAAAGCGAATACATGACCAGTAGGATAAAAGTCTGCTCTAACAACAGCCATGTCCTTGTAGGTCAAGAAATCCTCTTTTGCATTCCAACCGAATATTTTCATCAGTGTAGGGAATACATCTTTGTCTATAAAATTAATATTATCTTTAAGCATAATAATGCCTCTTTGTAGGAGGGTGGGTAGTGAAGGCATCTACTACCCAACCCTCAAGATGGAACGCTTACTGTGTTCCGCCGACTATTGCCGGAATAAGGTCTACTGATGTTACAGTATCCCAACTTACTTCTGAAATCATTTCTCTTGATGTCAAATCACCATCAATAATCACCCAATGAGATGGGTGGTCGTTTATCTGGTCTATTACTTGTGATGCCGTTTGGCTCACTAATTCTGTATGTCCTGTTTCGTTAATTATTGTTAATAACATTTTCATTTTCTCCTTGTTTTTTTCTTATTGAGGTAGGTCTATTAACCTTACCTCGATTCCTCTGATGCTACTCTCGCATCACGTTTTGTTTCTATCAATCTTGCAGTTAGCAAGTTGATTGTTTCTTCATATTTATCTACTAGAACACTTAAGTTTGTGTTCGCATTTAGAATGGCTTGGTATGCTGAACTTAATTGTTGAAGTTGATTCTGTTGTTCAACATTTGATTCAATTACCATATCCAATTCCATTTCTAACTCTTTCTTACTTTTACCTTTATCTTTCTTTTCCACTTTTTCAACTCCAATTTCCTTTTAGTTTTTTTATTTGCTCGCTTGCTTCATGTTTCGTTAGTTCATCTACGTCGCCTTCATAACTTAGCCTAACTAAATACTCCTTCTGCTTTTGAGTTGCTTGTTGTTGTCTACTATCACCATCTAATATATTCCATAGTGTAGAGACTTGTCCTTCTGTCAGGGTGTTCCCCGATATTATTAATTTCTTAGCATTATTTAAGAAGTTTTCTTCCCAAGTGTTTCTTCCTTGCTCCTTAATGAATGGTTTTACTCCATAGAAATCACAACATTCTATAAAAAACGGTTCAAATGTAATCTCATGTACTTTATTTGCTATTTTAATTCGCCTTTTTCTTTGTTCATTTCTGATATTAATCTGATTTTCTTTATGTTTCTTTAGATTATTTGTTCTACGTTCAACAAAATCGTCTTCTTTTTTAACAATTGATTCTGCTTTCTCTACATTAAAGTAGAACATTAATAGGTCATTCCATAGTTTTTGGTTAGGAAAACCCTTTCTATTTATCTGTGCTTTAGGATTATCTGGGTGATTCCACCTCCAAACTATACTAGCCATTTGATAATCTAAGTCCCCAAACTCATATTTAGATACCTTTCTAATGAAGGTAGTATCTCTATATAATTGTAGGTCAGAGTCATAGTGTCTACCTTTCTTTCTTACATTAACTCGTAAGTCTAGGTCTTTAACTCTATCAAACATTAGTGTGAATTGTTCACCGTTTTCTCTCCACCAAACCTTTTGTTTTAGTGCTTCAACTCTAACATTAATCCACTCTTCAATCATGTCATCTGTTATCATTTCGTCAGACAACGAAGGATTCTCTTCCTTGATTGCTCTAAAGATTAGATATGAATTGATGTGGTCTGAACCAACACATTCTCTTATTCCATTCTCAGTATTAAGAATCTCAAAGTGATAGTATATGTTGTGTCCACATAGGCATTTAGCATGATGTTTAGCCGCCCAATCTGGCATTGCACTTAACGCAGTCCACCAAACTTCTCCGGTTGCTATCCATTCATGTTTAGCCTCTTCATAGTTGTCTGATACAGATAACTCAACCATATTCTGGATTAGTTTCTTATCCCATCTACCTGTTCCTAATTCTCTTCTCATTTCATCACCGTTATTCGGCACTTCTTCAGTTCTACATCGTAATACTTGTAGGCTGGTAATATTCTATTACAGCAAGGGCATATCACGCCATCACCTTAACATTACAAGACTTGCACTTGATTTTATTCATACTTATTATTTTTCCACATTCGCATTGATTTATTTGCATTTTCTTTTTCCTCCTAATCTTTCATCCATGTAAGAAATCTTTCGACATCTTCTGGTTGAATTGTAAACACCGTTCCACTATGTAAGTGAACGTCAATATAAGTAGTTTCATAACTACCCATTACTTTACGTGGTGTTTTTTCTACTACTGTCGTATACGCACAGATTGCACCGTGGTATATTACAGTATGACCTCTCGCTGTTTTAAACTTATTATTCATTTCTTCATCTCCATTTCTATTACTTTCCTAATACTGAAATCTGCTTTCTGTTTGCGCCAATGCACAATTTCTTCCTCTAACCAATCTAACTGTTCATCACTTAGTAATGATAAATTAGATACTATAAATGCGACATCAATCATTCCTCTTCCCCCTTTACTGCTATTAAAAAGACTAGACATTCTGGACATAAATCCTGTGTTTGTCTCATCCATTTATTGCATTCAGGGCATTTTATTTTAATTATTCCACTCATATTATCATTCCATAGTTTCATACATTCTTTGCTCTTTCAAATGTCCCGAAAGCAAGTCATCTATCTTACCGAATAACTCCTCTGAGATACCACCTATAAGTTTTCTATTCAAAGACAGCCAAATAGTATGACATCGGTTAATTACTACCTTTGGGTTGTCATCTTCATCCATCGTTATAATGATGGGAGGCATCTCCGCATTCTCGATATAAGTAAAGTCTACGGGTTTTCTTTCTTGTGTAATAACCATATTAACTACTCTCCGATACGCCGGTTTTATCAAGCATTTCTGATAGTGCTTCCTGTTGTGCCATGTTATTTCTTTGAATCTCTAGTTCATTATCTAGGTTCTTCAATCTCATTGTAGCAGAATCTACTACTTGTGCTTCTGATAGTTGAGTCCACTTTGGCATGGTGTCCCATTCAATTTTCAATATTAATCCGAATGCAATACTTATTACTTTACCAGTAAGTGCATCTCTAATATTCAAGAAGGAATTAGCCATTGGCATATTTACATATGCTAGTGTTCCTTCAATTTTTCGGAAAGTATCTTCATACTCTTCCGACTCCTTATACTTATCATAAGTATAAGTTACTGTCATTCTTTGTGTGTTTTCTTTCTTCCAACTTTTCGTCATTTTAATCATTCCTTTGTTTTAATTCATTGAACCAATTTTTTATTGTGCAAGTGCATGGTTCCGCACTCCATTCAGATATCGCTATCTGTTTCATTATTATACCTTTTACGCATTGTTCACATTTCATTCTTCTTCATCTCCAAATGCTTCAGCAATATCGAGAATCAATTGCCTGTGAATCTTCATATCTAATACTCCGTTAAATCTCTTGTCGTCATCGAATACAAACGATATACCCAATTTACCTTTAGGTATAGGGTCTCGCAAGATTAGTATTTGTGTTCCATTATTTATTTCATTTATTATATCCATTTTAATTCCTCTGTTATATTATTGAGTTAGGAAGATAAGACCTTCACATTGCAGTGTGAAGTTGTCAGTGTTGCCTAGTCCTAGTTGCATTTTGATACAACCTATGAGACGTCAAAAATAACCATTTGATACTAACATTATTTATCTTTTTGTAGGACAAACCTAACTCAACGTGTGAGTTTTACTCTCTCATATTTATGAGTAATAATACAAGATAACCTATCAAGTCTTTAATCACATCTTCATCTGATTCCATACTATCATTACCTTGCACAATCCTATTGATTTTATCATCAATTCTTACCTTGATTTGTTCAGTTGTGTCAGCCGTAGAAAAGACTCTAACTGGCTGTAAAGCGGAGTCGCCATACTGAACATTTTTAGCCAAAAGCATGGTCTTAATTTCATCCACAAGTCCTGCTATTTTGACCTGGTTAGCCCCAAGCACTTTACTTCCTTTTATAGAGGGTAATTGTTGTTGTGGTAAAGCACCCTTTACAACACTCTTTGGTGTTGCTTTCATTGGTGTATAATTTAACTTATTCATTCTAATTTGAGGCTTAACACTTTTAGGTTTATTGCTATATCTCTTAGGTAAAATACCTAAGCCTTGTAGGTGGTAAATCTTAGACGTTACTTTACTTTGATTAACACCTAACTCTGATGCTATGTCCTTTGTTTTCATACCTTCTTTATATCGTTTAATTATTTTCTTTTCTTCTTTCTTAGTTAATACCATTTCTTTTATTCTCCTTTTTGTGTTAAACAAGTCCACGCGCTACTAGTGGACAGTACAATGTCGCTATCGGCTACAACGCCTTTCTAACATTATTCTAATCCCATTGGAAACACATTTTGCACCAGATACTTTATGATAACTGATACAATTTGACTTGTTTTGACTGTCATTTCTAATTTCTAACGTTTCTAACCCCCCATCAGGGTAGGTAGGTAGGTAGGTAGGTAGGTAGTTGTTATATATATTAGTTAGAAATATTATAATATTATAAATATATAATTTTAACATACTTACTATACCCTAACCCACTCATTTTGACCAAACTCATTTCCAATCCAAATTAGAAATTAGAAACGTATTCGATAAACTATCATATCATATAGGATATGCCATATTGATATGTGTATAAGATAAGACATATATTATACATAGATAGCCTTCTCGGTTCATTAATCCTAAACTATGCTTATTCACTGTATAATAAATTAAGCCATTAAATGTAATAGGTATAAATAGGCCATTGGTGGAATGCGTGTTTAACAGGCCATTAGATTTTAATTGCCACCGACATTACAATCAAATCGAGTTAGTATATATACTGCGCGGCACCCCTCGATGCCCTCGCTCTACAATACGCTATTCTTTTTTTATTACTCTACAACCATATGGAGTTAGCGTTTGTTGTAATGTGTCATTGAGAACACTTGCTAGGCAAGGACAACAATAGCGGCATCCACAAATGAGGTAAGCCCTAAACGCTCACCATGAATTCACTATGTTATGGACAACCATATGGTTCTAAACTTTGTTCATAGAACCAGAAGTTTTGGAGACAAGAATAGGTATTTTTCAACCTATCCTTGCCTACCGTTGTCGCTGACCAAAACTAAAGTTCAGAAGGCGATTATTCCTCCTCCTGAACTTCGTCATAAGATGCACAAGCATCTAAGCCGATAGTAGTGCCATCCCATTCTTTGGATTTGAATAATTCTCTAGCAGTTTGCTTGGCTTTAGCCACTAAAGTATTTGCGTAGTCATCAGCATCTAAAAACACAGGTGCGCCTTTAGATTTACCATGCTTTCTTAGCAGGGGTTGTGAATAAGTCTGAGTGGTAGTGAAAAACAGATGAGCCGCTTCTCTAATTTCTGCACAAGCAGTTTCAACAACCATACTTGCCTCAATAGACAATAGCCCTTGATTACCTCTTCTCCAGACTACTTGACCAGACGGGAAATCTTTCAACATTGCTTTTACTGATGCCGCTAGTGCAGCACGGTTTGCGACATTATTATCTCCTGTCTCCATTAGCATACTTACTAATGCTTTCACATCAACAGGTATTTCACCGTCAATGTCCCCATCTAAGCATGAGGCTATTTTGTTCTTTACATTATTCCAATTACTTTCTTCCATTTTAATTACCTTCCTGATAATCCATTCTTCCCTTTAGTTAGGTCAGCGACATATCAATCTAATATCGTTAGTATATAAGGGGTTCTTGACAAAGTCGAACCATATGGTGTTGAATAAGAGGTATTCGATAAGAATTGGCGTTAAGCCTAACTCTAAACACCCCAAGCGGCTTACTGCCTTAACGGGTAGATGATAAGAATCACTGGAACAAAAATATATTTTTGGAGCATTTCCTCATCACGGTTATGCTTTTTTCAAATAGTATTAATAATACAGAGGGCTAAATGCCCACAACCTGTACAAATTACTAATACTAAAAATCATAATCATGATACACCAATGCACCCAAAAATATATTTTTTTCCGTTCCTTTCTTTACACTACCATATGGTTTGTCATAATTGAAAGACAGTTGATGTGAACAGTTAGGTGTCAATAAGGTAGCGCAATAATAGTGCTACATTAGTTACACCGTGAACATTGTTACTGTATGATGTATAGACAATACCACATAAAGACCGTATGCGGTAAGGATACTACCATAGTTATTTACGCTTAATGCGTATACGAAACCTAACCATATGGTTGCAGTTCGTGATAAATACGGCCAACGGCAGTGATTTATCAAACGATACAAATACATAGTTTGCCCCAGGCTTTAAACCCTTTGTGGATGCGATTAGTATAAGATGAAACACCTAGTTTACACTGGCTTAATGCCATAAATACGCTGTTCCATCCATTATTACTTACTTACCATATGGTTGCATTAAGCAAGGAACGTAGTCCCACTGAACTACGAGACATTTCCCCACCGAAATCTGGTTTTGACTTCCGCTAACCGCTTAACTAAACTCCGCAAAACTTGCTAAACTCTGCAAAACTTGCCGAGATTATGTAAAATCAAAACCATATGGTAGTCCATAATGAATGGAATGGAAAGGGTTAGGACTTACCTTATTCCCATGTGAGGGAGTAAGGTTGACGACTATTCTTGTGCATAATGCACACTACCTTACTCCCATATGGTAGGACAACTTTGTTAAGGACTACCTTAAATAGTAACTAATATTCATTGTAATGTAGACAGCCCACCAATGCTTGACCGCTATCCAACAACACGATGATGCCATGAGACAATCTGAGTGTATTTATTGGAAGCATAGCCACTTGGTTAAGGGCTGTCTCACCCTTTGGTGATTTTAATGAATAACGAAACTACTACTATTATACAACAAGTGAACGCCCCTAAATATGCTATCAAATTGAAACATATGAAATCAGGTCAAAACATTGTCCTCTCTATTGAGGAATTGAAGGTATCTGGTGATGACCTTTCTATGGTTATGGCCGAATTAAGACAGGCTTTAGACGAATATATGTCTATAACGGGGGAATCTGAAGATTAACTTCAGGTTCTACTAACAAAGTTTAGAACCATATGGTGTTAGGAAAAACTATACTGATTAGTTCTTGAAACTAAGAAGTGGCGTTAAGCCAAGTCTAACATCCTAAGAGCCTACGGCGTGAGGGGTAGATGATAAGAATACACTTACAAGCAAAAATATATTTTTGTAAGCGCAACGCGGGGGCTTTACAGATTTTTAACCGATAATATTACGCAGTGGCTTAATGCCACTAATTGCTAAATTAATACCATCTGAATCTGTAAAACCCCACGCGCTTGCCGCACTACAAAAATATATTTTTACAATGTTCCATCTTTACACTACCATATGGTTGATAAACGTATGTAGGTGGCATTAAGCCACATCTTGAGGACAGTTTACAATCCCAATACATCGGATATTGTACCAACTAAGCCGACAACATGAATTGACGAATACTTCTCATCGTTACTCTACGACTAGACGATGACAAGCCTTCTTACAACCCATAACGTCTATCGTTTAACACTACCATATGGGTGTAAGCCTTAAGGCACGAATGGATAATTCTCTTATTCATCGCAATTATATATTCAACGTATTTCTAGGGCTTAATGCCCTTACTAATATATAATTACTCTTCACTTCAAGCAATCATCAATTACCACTTCGTTGTACCATATGGTGTGATACTTTGTGGATGAACACCTTAAATAGTAAGCAAAATTGACTGTAATGAAGGTGGCCTAACACCTAGTTATTTATAACTTGGAGGAATAAATTATGGTAGATTACAGTATGGAAGATAACACATGGAATGCTAAGAAAGAATTGATTGCAGAATGGTTCGATGCGAACCCTCAACATGAGGGTAGACGAGTCATTGCTGATGGACTATTTGCTATAGGTGATATGCAAAGCGACCTTCGTAAGAAGCATTGGTCTAGCATTAGTGGGATATTTGCTGATTTGAGCAATTCCCCTATTGGCGGCGGTAGAAGGTCATTGATGACCACCGCTATTAAATCGGATTTTGATACATACAAAGCAGATTATTGGCAGTATCAATATGACGTAGCATACAATCAAGAACGTGGATTTGCTAAAACACACGGTAAATCCGGCGGAATCCTCTATAGAGATATGGAAGATGGACGCACCTCATACGCAGACAATCAAACTAAGGTTTTGTCCTTATTTTTGAGTCAATGCTACAATGCGTATGCTAAGAATGACGTATCAAAGCGTTATTTCTGGGACGGGACTTTCACAATGGAAGGTTATCCGAATGTAGTAGATAATGGGGGACAAGAAGAAGAGTGATTAGGTGATAGGCCACCTTCACCCTTCTTTTTGTCCCTTTTTTCAGGTTCACGTTCTTTTAACAAAGTATTACCACTCCCACCATATGGGTGTAGCCCTTATGGAGACTTTTTCGTTAAAATTTCATGGCTTCACGCCTTTTCACATTAATTGTAATCAAGTGCTAAATGCACTATACAATGTTAAAAAACCTTCACCATTTCAAGTTTTCACAAAAAACCATTTCATTGTTCCATATGGGTGTATACTTTGTTAATAGACCCACAAGGCCGAGCGTTGTTTATAACACCTGCAACCTACTAACGCACTAATGGCTAGCCTTTCGGTTGGATGCACTGGAATAACTTACGGGATTTCCACTTTTATGCCCCACTCGTTTGTGTGGTCTAGTTTTTTTATTTTATGAGTCCATTAAACTATCGTTTGGCTCAAACCTTGTAAACTAGAAAAACAGGGGAGTGAGTGGGTTGATGTTTCCACCGTCCACCAATTCTGAATGGGTGTCTATATTTGCATGTAGCATTCACCCCAGAAAACATACCATAGGAAAGTTACTTCCCTTTTACTGACCGCCTTATGATTAGCGACCTCGTTGTTCCACCACAGAACATGATATTCCATTAGCCCTAGACAAAGGACTTATTCTGGCACACTCATGCCGAGTTACGTTTCCTCGACATAATAATAGATACTGATGACTATTTAAGGTGTGATTCTACAAAGTATAACACCATATGGTATTAAATTAGATTTTCAAGATTTCTAGTAACGTAGTGGTTAAAGTATTTAATGAAACATTCAGTGAAAGTGAAGCGTTGAATGCTTTAAACTATACAATCGCAGGAAATTTAACAGCGAAGCGTTTCTTACCTTAAGGGTGCTTAACGCTACACTACACCCATATGGGTGGAGTGCAGTAATTGTTTCATTCCATCAAGTCTTCAAAGGATGAATACATATAGTCTTCTGATATTTCATCATCAGACGTATTCAGCCAAAGAAGCGCAGAGGTAATGATTACAATAACAATCGCAAGCCATATAATCTGGTTCTGTCCCTCTACGATGAACCATATGGTTGCATAAAAGATGTAGGAGTAGGTGATAATTCTCCAGCCTCCTTGTTGGCTAGTGAAAGGTAATGCATTAGGCATTAGTGAAACGTTTATGGAAACGTGCCAACGGAGGATGCTGGTAGAGTTATCTACCTATGACTAATATTTTATGTGATAAACCACATCCTTCAGGTGCGATTCATTCGCACTGCTTGCATGTCCTCTATAGAACATTGTTCTATTCTCACTGTGCTTAATGCACTAATCGTTTAACCGAGAAGATACAACGTTCTACTAACGACACGCAATGCTTTACGTTTCTCACACCATATGGTTATATTCAAGGATTATACTTGGAAGACGCTAGTATATTCAGATGTTCTTGTTGATGTAGAACATTAGCAAGAACCATGCATTAAGCATGATGATAGCGTCTCTCCATTATAAGAGTTAATAATAACCCTAAATGGGGTATTGTAATAGTTCCCTACGACTTTACTCTGTTAGGCAAAACTGAACATGGTTACTCGGTAAGTATTACTTAACTGACACATATAACCGTGCTTAATGCACTATTAGTTATCTTATGTTTACATATAATACGTACCAGTTCACCTCGTTCCGCTTTTGCCTAACAGAGTAAACTCTTGTATAACTTAACACTACCATATGGCATCATATTGTGAGGTAGGTCGAACTTAGATAGTCCCCAATGAGGTAAGTACGCAAAAGCCCTTCCACTCTGTTATAGGCTTAACGCCTAGAGTCCTTTTACTCCTACCATATGGTAAGAGGAAGTCTGCCGATGATAGACTGTTCAATACATGTCATCTTCGTATACAAAATAAGACAGTCTTCTCTGTTGAGCAGTGATAAGGTCATCCTTATCAGTGCCATCAGGCATTGATGCTATTATAGCATCTTGTCTTCTTTCGTAGAAGAAGATGTATATGTGCAGGGCAGTCGCTAATAAGGCACTAATGATGATTATCCATAAATCTGTGGTCAATTATGCTAACGCATGACCATATGGAGGGTCATGAAGTGATAAAAGGTAATGTATGAACATAACAGTATGAATAAGGTAGCGCAATAATAGTGCTATCTTAGTAATACCGTGAAATACATTATTTGTTCATGATAGATTTCTCCACAAGAACTGAGGTAGCCCGCTTCGCTGTGGCGGAGAGATGGCTTAATGCCATTATCCTCTTGTTTCCACAAGCCTACCATATGGTGTTAAAAGTTCTAGGCTTGCCTATGGTAATAACATCCTCATTCGGGACTGCGCTCTCCTGTCCCACTTGCCTAGCAAGCGTTCTTAATGACATACTGTGACAGTATCCGCCTCCATATGGTAGTGTTAAAGTGTAGGTTACTTTACCTAAGTCTTCGGAGACTTTCAAGGGTAGGAGAATATTTAACAGTATACATACGCGCTGAACCAACCCAGGTTCAGGTAAGTAATGTATTGGCATTAAGCCAATGTTTATTCGACTAGACTTACAGTTGGAAGAGACATTAGAGTTTAAGTAACTAAACAATAACATCTACCCCATGCCGTCTACTGTGGGATGTCTGCAATCTGGTTGTTCTACATAGTATCCATAGAACGGCTTAATGCCTTATTGTTCTATTACCTAGATACTATGACAACCATATGATTGTGCATTATGCACACCGTTAGGGAAGTCCCAATCCTATTTGGTTGAACTCGCTTCGCTCAGACACATTACAACCATATGCTTTGTCTGTCGATTTTTTTTTATTTTAATTGACATAAGATTTTGTCTCTACAAACCCTAAATTAATATAGTGTTACTCATGTGGGTCTGATAGAGGGCTGTTGAGCATCAATGTATGAATCGCTATTAATAATCTATTCGCGGTACATCAAGGATACAAATGAATCAATAAAAGAATGCACATTAACCACCAATGCTCATATAAACCCTCACTACACGCAATGAATTAATTCTTATTCTGGGAATGGACAAAAAGGGGCAAAAAAATAAACGCAAGTGCCAGATAAATAACACCCCAAAAATAGGATAAAAAAGGTCTAAAAAATATGCCCCAAAAAAATGGTGAATAAAATGGTTTGGTTTAATATTATAAAAGGACTAACCCCACAAGAAAGAAGGCAAACTATTGATTTTTGGCCTAAAGAAAATAAAGGTATGCTGTCAGGTTATCGAAGTTGGCCTAAAGAAAGAAAGGCGGCCTATATAAGAATAAGAAGAAGGCATAAAAGAGAGGGAAAACCAGCACCAACTATTGAGGAGGTAGAAGAAGAATTAAGTAATCCTATTAGATTACCTTCTGGTGGACGAAAAGGAATGTTTGGAGAAAAGGGATACCCACATAAAGGCAAAAAGAACATTAATGGTATAGATACTAGACCAGGGGTTCTTCAGCGAAGAAAAAAGGAGAGAGAACAATGACTGATTGTTTTAAGCATATTCAAAGTCTTATTAAGACAGATAATGAAGCGTGGTACATGAATAATGCACACATAGTAAATGACCGTTCCACTTTATACCAATGGTTGGATGATAATCAACACCTAACTGTTGATAATCCCTCTATGAAAAACATACCTAAAGGACATGTTAATCGAGTAATCAAGATTATGAAAGATTTAATGGTTATTTGGGAAGAGTGCGAAACGAATAATATACAGGAGTTGATATAAATGTGCAGTAATTGTGATGATATTAATAAATCAGAAGATTGGAAAGAGATACTAAAAGAAGATATAGAAAAACAATGGGGAAACCGAAGCCCAGGACAAGGTTATGGAACAAGACAAACACATAATGAAAGTCAGTATGGTTCGGATTACGAAGGTTTTGGAGAAGACCAAATACAAGAAAGAACGGAACAGTATCACGAAGGAATGAAATGCTTTTATTGTGATGAAGATGCAGAATGGAAATGCACTAATGGTAAACATGGTGGTTGCCGATATGAAGGTGATAGATTTGATGGTGTTCAAGTATGTGGTGCAAATAGCGAGTTTGCTAGTGATGAATATCCTGAAGGTCATAAAACTTATGCTAATAGAAACAATAGTGGACATAGTTGGGTTCCTATTGATGAGTTCCCACATGATGACGAATGGGGATACAATCAAGATAAAGGTAGGAAACGATAATGCAATCAATGTTAGAGTGTCATAATCATGATAAAATAATGAATTCTTTGTTTGAAGAAGAAGAAGAA